AAAAATGTACCTCGCCCAAGCGAGGTTGTCAAGTGTTAGACAAGTTAGTGGGTGCTATCGGGGCTAGCAGTTTGCTCATCTGTTCATGCAGGTCGTACACCTTGGCTATGGATGCCAAGCACAGTTCCACCTCCCCCGCCTCGGCGTAGAAGCCTGCATCTTGCAGGTGGTTGTGCGCCTCGTTAAGAAGCTCGTTCATCTCATTTCTCCTCTGCGTAGTAGGCAATCATGCGTTCTGCCAGCTCATGCCAGTTCACATCGGACACTAACGAAGCAATTTCCTCTGCGTACTGCTTGAGGCTTTGACCTAGCTCGTCAGCATTTGACGGGTCAACTGAGATGTAATACAGCGTTTTATCTGACGGGTCAAACCCATCGAACATTTCAGAGTTGATGCGCCATGTGGCGTAGTTCGTCCAGCCGTTGTATGTCTTGTCACTCATTTCATTTCTCCTCTTGATATTTAACAAACGTAACTACACCATCGAAGTAGTGCGGTACAAGAAAGTCACAGTTGTCTAGCGCTGCGGCTCGGGCTTCTATGTCGGCATCGGCTATGTGCTCGGCGCTCTTGATGTTGTGCACCAAGGCATCATGGCCATTAAGGAACTCGATGTCCCCAAAGATTACAAATCGTTTCATTCTGTTTCCTCCTCGTAGGTTACTGACTCACTCAACACATACCCCCATGCTTTAGCTTTTGCTTCAAGCGCAGGTACACACGCCTTGTATATGATTTCATCGTAGAACATCGCCACTTCATGTGCGCCTGCTGGCGCTTCAAAATACACTTTGATTTCCATTTCACTTCTCCTTATGAATAAGTGTTTGACTTGGCTTCTTCGATGTAAAGATTTACCAAGCGCTCTTGCACATCTTTCCAACCCTTGTCCCAGTACAGTTCTTGCAGTGCCATGCCAATAGAGAACCGCACATCGCCCTCGTCCTCCATGTGTTTGACAGCCTCGGCAATCAATGCGTCAATATCAATCTTCATTTGTTTACTCCTTGTTTAATTCATCACACCTACACCCAAACCCATCAAATGCAGGGCAGTCGGGATGGTGTTTGTCCTCTGCGTCCTCCACTTGTAGAATAAATTCCTCGGCGTGTACTAGCTTAGATTCTTCATCCCCTGTGAATTCATTCTTTGCTACTTGCCTTGCGTGTTCTGCATCATCCGCAAGGACTTCTAGAACATAAACGTGATGCTCTATGCGAGCATACTGAACTACATACTTGGGCATTTACTTCTCCTTTGGTTTTAAAAGTCGGGAGAGAAACCTCTCCCGATGGATACCTACTAGCTAAGCAGAGCAGGCAGCGTTTGCTTGACCGCACGATACTCCCAGTTCAGGTAGTAGCAGGCAACCTCGGCAACCGCATCAGCCAAGCCCTCCTCGAGCTTGGTATACAGCGTATCAATGTCACACGCAAGGAATGCGTGGTAGATATCTAAGTCACGATCGGTCAAGTCCTTAGCCTTTACCCACGCTGTTGACTCGGCTTTGAACGTATTACAGAGAGTGTTTATAGTACTTGCTGGCATCTCATCCAAGCAAGCGGTCAGCATATCAACGTCAGCTTCCATCATGCAGTTGAACAAGTCCTCCTCCTCAATGAAGCCAGCCTCCTCGTCCTCCCATGCGTAGTCATCCTCACTCCAACGTGGGTCGTGGGCTGAGAGCTTGCGTGGCTGTGGTGTGAGGTCAGCAGTGGGTGAGTAGCTGGTATACCCGCCGTAGGTGTCGTCGTAGTCATACGCACTGCTGTACATGGTGGATGAGTAGCGCTTGCCGTAGCGTGTTGACTGGTACGCAGGGATGAGTCGGCTTGGTGACCATGCGTATGTATTGCTGAACCACAGACCATCGTGCTCGATGCCTTGGTCATAGTTGACATGGCTGATCTTGCCCTCGCCATCCATGAACACGAAGCGGTTGTCACCGATGAACTCGGCAAGCATATCGAGGAACTTGTCGTTGTGTACAAGCGCAGGATGCTCAGCCACTGGGCTGGCGAGGAAGTCTTGGATGAAGTGCCACGTGTCAGACTTAGCCTTGTCAGCGGCATTGCCTGTGTGCAACACGCCGTTGTGCATCATGCCGACATAGCCCTTGACGACATCGTAGGGATGGCAGTTCTCCATGTTGGTGTGACCATGCGTAGTCCAGCGGAAGTGGATAGCAAGCTCACGATCATCCGTGGGTAGCTTGGAGATGAACTGCATTGCGTCAGCGACAGACTTGGGCAGTACCTTGGTGACCTTGAGCCCCTTGGTTGTGGCATACATGATGCCGATGCCGTCAGGGTTGCTTGTGTAGATGTCGCTCAGCATTCCGTGTGTGTTGAGCAGGGTCGAGCGAATGTTGGTAGCTGTACCAGTGATGATTAGACACATAATGATTTCCTTTGATTGTTTGGTTGATTAAGAGGTGGCGATGTTGTCATCGCAGGTAGATTCAGCAGGGGCAGCGTTCTTAGCACCGACACGGCGGCGTATGCCGTACCAGTCAGCGAGGTGCGGATAGCGGTTGTCGGTAGACTTGAGCCAAGACAGGAAGCCTTGCTCGTTCAGGTCACGCATACTTGCGACACGACAGAACATGACAGCGGCATGGGTGAACTCGATCTGTGCAAGCAGTCGAGACTTCTTGAGAGATGCCCTGAAGATGCGAAGCTCGATGGTGTTGAAGTCACGCTCACCGACAAACTGCACACCCAAGCGGTCAGCCTCCATACGGCGCAGGCAGGTCGTGTTGACCATGTAGTACCGACTGGTGCTCTTGCCCTTGAGCGCCTTGCTTGCATTTGCCATAGTTTCCTGCCCCTCAACAGCGCAGTAGCTACGAGCCTGATCGTCCCGCAGGGCATGACGACCAGCCAGCTTGCGGATGAAGTCGGCGTTGCTGTCGGCGTTGATGAACATGATGAACTTGCCAAGAGTCAGCTTGGTGAATGCCTTGGAGTCCATGTGCACGTGCATACCGCACCTACCGCCATTCCATGCGTAGTAGTCAGAGGCGATGTTCCAGCCCTTGAACTTCTCGATGTGCTCGATCAAGCCACGAGGCGCAGTCACAATCTCAAGCCCACCTCTTGGCAGTGAGCCATCGGTCTTGCATATGCAGTATCCATTACCAAGCTCTAAGCGTATGTCATCGACCGCATCGTTGACACTGTCTCGTGTGATTAGCTCAAGCTCGACACCCATGTGGAACTCACCGAACGGAGATGAGAAGAAGCTGTTGTCCTTCTCGAGATGGTCGAGCACGTTGGTGCGGTAAGACATGAGGCTGTCGGTGTCCTCGTCGTTGTCATCAGGGTCATCGGACTCGGGCTCTTCAGACAACCAGCGGTCGTTGTAGTCATCGTAGTACGCATACTCTCGGAGTATGTACTCCTCGGTGTCGTGTGCATAAACAATCACATCCTCGTTCTCACGACACGCTCGGCAGTACTCACGATGACTGCCCCGCACATACACCTCGGTCATTTCATCGGCGTAGTCAACGTGATCGCAGTAACCCTTGGACAGATTTGTGCTGATGCCCTTGTCGTTGAACAACTCGTTAGCTCTGTCAAAGATACGCTCATGTAGTGAGTTGCCATGTATGTACATATCCATGAAGCTACTCTCGAAGTCGGATGCGTCCTCGTCCTTGATGGCTTGCCTGATAGCCTCGCCCATCATCTTGCACGTTGCTCGGTGACTTGCAAACGAACTTGATGAGGAGATTTGCATACCCTTGTACTCGACACTTGATTTGTGTCTGTTCTCACCAACCAGCTTCTCGTAGCGTTCCAGTCGTGCCTTGTGTATGCGGTATCCGATTGAGCGCTTGTTGTTGAACAAGTGGTTGTCGAGCAGGTTGACAAACAGACGACCAGTGTGTGCGCCGTATCCGTAGGTCATGAACCATGTAAGCTCGTCCCCAGTCACATCACGCACACTTATCTCACGGAAGCGATCAGCACTTGTGTCCAAGGTGACGTAGGTGTCGATAGCCGTTGCGATGTCGCTGTGAATGTCAATCAAAGTGCGTAGGGTCGAGGGCAACCTGTCCCAGTCGTTGTAGCTAGGCGCTACGTTCAGACCGATGTGGTCTAGGTTGTAGATGGTGTGACCAGTCCTTGAATTGACAAGACTCACAAAGAAAAAGTTCCGTGTGAGTATGTCGCCCGAGCTATTGGCGACGTTCAATGTTGCAATGCTTAATTTCATGATGCTTCTCCATTTAGTTTATGTTTTGTGTTTGCTTTCAATGGGAGAGGTTTATCTCCCATGTCGTTGACAGACTTGCGGCTGCTTACTCGTTCCATGTAAGCGTTGTGCTGCTTGATGAATAGTTTCCAAAGTCATAGTTCGCCATGACTAGCGCCTCGATGGCGTACTTCTCTGTCTGTGCCCACATACATAGCGGTACAGCGCCGTTGATGTTGCGGGACAGGTCGCTGAACCTGATGCAACAGTCACCCTTGTCTACCATCGCAACTATGCGTTGCCCATGCTCGTCATAGTGACGACCTGTATTCCATTGGTGTTTCATTTCTTATCTCCTCTTGAATGTGAATGTGTCGAGGTGCATCGTGCCCTTTACCTGTGGTTGGTAGAAGTTGATCTCGTATGGTGTGTCGTGTGGTACAGGCACGAGGTACAGGTTGTAGGTGTTGCGTTGTTTATCCATGAGCTTGAGCAGTGCTTGCAAGTCACGATCAGGTGTTGTCGTTGCCCAGTCAAGAGCGCTTGCTGCAAAGAAGTGGTGTTTAGTCATACTGTCTCTCCTTAAGTGCGTGGTGTCCACTGTGTTTGGTTTGCTGTGTCCCAATAGCGTTTGCCGTTGGGTGCTGTGAATGTGTCGCTGTCGTCTGAGTCAACTGGTGCGGGGTCTGCGACCAACGTGCCGTCTCTTGCTTCTATAACCCAGCGCCCATTGATTTCGCCTTGGGACTTGATGTCTCGCCAATAGATAGCTGACTTTGTTTTCATGCTGTCTCTCTTTCAGGTGTGTATGTCATTCCCTCGAACCCCGATGCGTACTCGCAGTCCTCTGTGCCGTAGCGAAACCCTACGTAGAGGTATGTCCCATCGGCACGCTTGCCGCAGGCATAGAAGAATCCCTCGGGGTCACCGCTTCGGTAATGGAACGCACTGCGTGCCCACTGTGCGCGGGTTTGCTCAATCTGTACGTGTTTCCAATCTTGGTAATACAAACTGGCGTACCAACCCATCTCATGACGTGCGTCATACTTTTTCCAGTCCTCGAACTTGTGCCCCACCAACCAATCAGGCACTTCGGTCGCTAGCGCCTCTCGCATCTGTGCATCGGTCAGCACCAAGCTGTCAGGCCACTCGCCCATTTGGGCTTCCATTAGTGTTGCGTATCTCATGCTGTCTCTCCTTTACATTCAATAACTACTAACATGACCTGCATCCCCAAGAGGAACGCACTACCTAGCGCCATGAACATCCATATGTATCCACCGCCCTCCTCCATCATCTGATTAGCGCCAAGCGCCATTGCGTTGTAGAGCACGAGGCTTAGGAATATGTGACTCAGTACTGCTCTTGCTCTCATTTGTTTTCTCCTCTCAATGTTTTTGTAGTCGCATCCCACTCATGCACAACATCGCCTTGCTTGTTGAACACGTTGAGGTGCACGATGCCCTTGTCTATAAAAACTTCAACGTATCCATTGTTTTTGCCAATGTCTACGACTGCGCTCTTAACTGCGTTGTCCAATGTATTTACTGTCAGTTTCATTTTGTTTCTCCTTTTGTGTGCTCGTTGAATAACTCCTCGAATGTGTACGGCTCGTCACGCAAGCCAGCGTCATGCTCTGCTCGCAAGTCTTCCAGCTCGGCAAGGTAAATGCGTAGCTCGTCTTGCAAGTACTCAGGTAGTACCTTGACCAAGTCCTCGGTCTTGCCATCACTCCATGTGACGACAAGGCTTGTCGGCGTTAGTGTTTTCTTCATGTTGCTCTCCTTAGTTCAGGCTACTATCGGGATGGTCAGCGGCATAGCCCAATCTCCGCAGACCAGTTTGGGGTAGGTTTCTACCCCGAAAAAGGGAATGTTTATAGTAGTCCGTGCCATGTCGTAGGCACAGGCTCGTTGGGTTCTAACTTGGCTATCTTGGCAAGCGCTTGCTCGATGTGTCTAACCCGTTCTTGCAAGGGCTCTGCATCACGTGGGTTTAAGAGCACGTCTTGCTTGCACCTGACTAGCTCTTTCTCGGTGCGCCTGATGAGGCGGTCTTTCAACAGGGTGTGTAACTCAGCACCCACGATGCGCTCGAACGGAATCTTGCGTCTTGCCTTGGGTGTGTGAGGGACAGCGTCAAACATTTGACAAACCCTGTCCTTGATATGTTGCGGTACGAAATCCGACCAGTGCTCGCCGTTGTTGGGCACGTTCTTTGCCTTGATGTACTCGCTTGGGGTCATGGTCGTGCGTTTGCCGTAGCCATCGGGTAAAACCTTGGCTTCCCTACGCATCCTAAGCAACAACTCATCAATGACTTTGAGGTACGCCTTGAGTGCCATCTGCCTTGGGTCTGCGTTGTTGCGGTTGTGCGTGGGGTATGCAAGAGATGCGACGACTCGTTTCTTTTCCTCTTGAAGCGGTAAAATCTTTTCACGCCACATACCCTCGACTTTGATTCGCATGGCATTCAGCGATTTGCGCCTTGCAATTTCATCTAACCCATCACGGCGCATATCTTCGATGATGGGTTCGGGTACACCTCTACGCCGTGCGGCGGCGAGGCTGTTCATTAGCTCGGTGCGATTCATAACAACTCCTTGGGTTAAAAGTGTCCGAGATTCTATCACGCCGTTGGGTAAAATGACAAGTGGTGTCCGAGAGTTTACCTGATATCTTTAGGAAAGTACATTGTTCAAGCCCCGCAGATGTTGGCTTGGTATTAAAACTGTCCCAACTATCTAGCTTATTTGGGAATAGAAAAAGCCCAAGGATAAAACAAACCAAAGTCAGCCGAGAAGATGAGAGTGCCTGCACATATATGCCCCTATATATAAATATATTTTTAATTAAGTAGATATATAGGACAGTTTTTGTTTTAACCCCCGCAGACATTGAGCAAATCGCTGTCTTTGGGGGTGGATAGTTGGTAAAACGATGGAAGGCGAAGATTTTACCCATTTTTGGGGTAGGTTTCTACCCCAAGGGCATTTGAACTGGCACGCCTTGTGCTCGCACCCATGTATCACGAGCTTCAGTAGTGGTGAACGCATGGCTTTCTCCGCCGATGATGGCAGCTAAGTGGATGACATACTCACGCCATCTCTTGCTTGTGCCTTTGCTTGGGTAGTAGTCTTGGACTACGAGCAAGCCCTTGGGTGTTTGGACTTGGGTGATGGTGAAAAAGGCACGATACTTGTTGTTACGCATGATTATTCTCCGATTGGTTTTGATTGGACAGGAAAAGAAACAGCGGCAAGACAAGACGTCTACACCGCTGTGGAAAAACTGGGGTAGGTTTCTACCCCGTGTGGAAAAATCACTCTGCAACCGATTCGAGCAGAGCAACAGCCTTGGCAAAGTCGCCTTTGACCAAGGCAAGGAATGCCGTAGCCTTGGCTTTCGCCTCGGGCGTGAAGCGGTAGCTAACCTCTTCAGTAGGCTTGGCTTTCTTGGGCAGAGTAGGTGCTTTGTCAACAACGTGATAGAGCCACTTCGCATAGCCACGCTTGTAGCAGGCTTGCTCGTCAGCGGTGCGTACACCTTTGCCTTTGGGTTTGGCAGGCGTAGGGCGAGCACTTGTGTAGATGACAGTCGCATCAGTCTCACTAATGTCCGCATTGCCCATCATGTAGCCCACGATGAACTCAGCCATCATGGTTTTCTTGGCATCTGCCTCTGCGACAGCGTATGCGTCACGATGCGACTGCATAGACTCGTAGTCAATGCGGTCAGCAGTACCGATAGCTTTGCCGATAGCGGACAGGGTTTGGTTAGGTTTCTTCATGGTTACTTCTCCTAGATGTGGGGTAGGTTTCTACCCCGTGGTTATGCGACGAGGACTTCCCTAATCGCTAAGGCTATTTTACCACGAGGGGTAAGCGTATGGTTCACATACCCTAGCGTAGACTGACAAAATCGAGAACTAAAGACCCCACCATACCCCCATCCCCCGATATGTGTAGACACGGGGCTATGCTGTGTGAACACTATTCCCCAACCATTCTCTGCAACTCAATTTAGTACTTTACAACTACTTCAAAAATTTTATAAAAATTGATGTCAATCGTTGGACAAAGCCAATAAAAAAAACCCCCCAGCTTGAGACTGGGGGGTTGAACGGCGGAGGAACCCGACCGAGGAGAAGCAACGGTTTCCCATCACTTAGAAATAGTATACACTCCGCGCATCGCAGGTACAAGGGACTTATGCGCCAATGTTAGATCACCTTATTGATTTTGAACCGGAAGTGGTCGCCCACTCTGGTAAACCTACGCCGCTTGAAAAAGAACATCCGGCGGACACCATCGACGCCAAAGTAAAGACAGCAGACTGGCTCAAGAGTATGGGTGCCGCAGACACAGATACCGTGGTCAGCAACGCAGAAGTTCAAGCAGCACGTGCGTCTTTTACAAATCTCATATCTTCAGCGCCAAGCGAAATCACGCACGAACACCTATCTCAGATCAAAACGCCTGCTGCGGTGCAGCATTTAGTTGGGATGCTAACTGCATATGACTGGGAGTTTGTACATCAGGCCAAAGAACTTCGTGGCTACGCAGTTGCCAAACTGTTGGAAGAATGCGAAAACCCCAGCGCTAACATACGCCTTAAGGCGCTCACAGCCCTTGGTAAAGTAACCGAAGTGGGTCTCTTCACCGACAAGATAGAAATCAAGAAGACTGACCTCACGGATGAAGAAATCGACCGCAAACTTAAAGACAAGCTGGCCAAGTTCATGGGCGTACAAGACGCTGATGTTATCGAGGATATAGAAGAAGTTAGTACTCACACACAAGAAACAGATGAAGCTGAACGACCTGACGCTGAGTCCAACTGAGATTCAGGCCATCCAGAAAGCTCTCCCGACGCTAAGTCTGGCAGAGAAAGTGGAGCTTATGGATATGTTGGAGGAGCGCGAGAAACGCTACAACGTCAACGCCGGTCGTACAAATATGATCGAGTTTGCCAAGTACGTCTACCCCGGATTCAAAGTTGGGCCACACCACAGGAAGCTGGCCAAGATATTCCAAGATGTGATTGACGGTAAAAAGAAGAGAGTAATTATCAACATTGCCCCACGTATGGGTAAGTCCGAGTTCTCCTCTTACCTGTTCCCCGCGTTTTTCCTAGGTAATTACCCTAACAAGAAAATTATCATGGGGACGCACACTGCGTCGCTGTCCGAAGACTTTGGACGGCGGGTTCGTAACTTACTGGATGATGAGCAATACCATGAGCTATTCCCCCAAACACTTGTGGCAGATGACCAGAAGGCTGCTGGAAAGTGGAGTACTGCTGCTGGGGGCCAGTATTACGCTGCTGGTGTTGGTGGTGCTCTTGCCGGTCGCGGGGCTGACCTCTTTGTTATCGACGACCCACACTCGGAACAAGACGTAAAAGCAAACAGTCGTCTAGCGTTTGACACGGCGTGGAGTTGGTTCCAGACTGGCCCTTTGCAACGGCTGATGCCGGGCGGGGCGATCATAGTCATCATGACGCGCTGGGGGCCACTGGACTTAACTGGCAGGCTTATTCAGTATCAGGTGAGCAATCCAGACAGCCCACGCTGGGAGATTGTGGAGTTGCCAGCCATCCTGCATGAGAACACGGAGAACGAGAAGTCTCTCTGGCCGGAGCAGTGGCCGCTTGAGGCGCTCCAGTCTGCCAAGTCCTCAATGGATCCCCGGTACTGGAACGCGCAGTACATGCAGCAGCCGACCTCGGATACGGCGGCGATCATCTCAAGGAAGCACTGGCGGATATGGGAACCCAAAGAACCACCCACTTGTGAGTACATCATCCAGTCATGGGACACGGCGCATGAGACAAAGACAACCTCCGACTATTCTGCCTGTACTACTTGGGGGGTCTGGTACAACGAGGAGGAGAATGACAAGCCCCAGCTTATCCTCCTTGACGCTTTCAAAGACCGAATCCCATTCCCAGAACTCAAACAAGTCGCCTTCAAACACTGGAAAGAATGGCAACCCGATGCCTTCATTGTGGAGAAAAAGGCGGCAGGTGGGCCACTGATCCAAGAACTTAGGGCAATGGGTATCCCTGTACAAGAATTTACACCGAGCCGTGGAAACGATAAGATGGTGCGTGTGCAGGCCATAGCGGACTTGTTCTCCTCTGGTATGGTGTGGGCACCCGACACTCGCTGGGCACGCGAAGTGATTGAGGAGGTTGCGTCCTTCCCTGTTGGCGAGCACGATGACTTTGTGGACACGACCAGCCAAGCACTGCTTCGATTCAGACAAGGCGGCTTCATCACGCTAGACACGGATGAGCCAGATGAACCAAGATTTTTTAAACGTCGCTCTGCGGCGTACTACTGAGGTAAAAAATGGCAACCAATATAGACAAAGCCCTGTACCAGCAACCCCAAGGTATAGACGATCTGGCGCAAGATGAAGAGGCCATTGAGATCGAGATCATTGATCCTGAAGCGGTCAACATCAGCGTTGGTGACTTAGAAATCAGCATGATGCCCGGTGAGGGAGACGACGACTTCAACGTGAACTTGGCCGAGGACATGGACGAGGGTGCAATGTCTTCACTGGCGGGGGACTTGGCTGGAGACGTTGAGCAAGATAAAGGCTCACGCAAAGACTGGGAAAAAGCCTATACCGAGGGACTCAAACTGTTGGGACTCCAGTATGAGGAGCGCACAGAACCTTGGAACGGCGCTTGTGGCGTGTTCCACCCCATGATTACAGAAGCTGTTGTAAGGTTCCAGTCAGAAACAATTACAGAGCAGTTCCCCGCCCAAGGGCCTGTGCGTACAAAAATATTGGGTAAAGAGACTCCTGAGAAACAAGAAGCGGCGGTGCGTGTCGAGGCCGACATGAACTACGAGTTGACAGAGGTCATGCGCGAGTTCCGCCCTGAACATGAGCGCATGTTGTGGAGCCTCCCCGCTACGGGCTCTGCGTTTAAGAAAGTTTATTTTGATCCCAATCTGGGACGTCAAGTGTCTATGTTCATACCAGCGGAAGACATTATTCTGCCCTACGGAACCACCGACTTAGACACTTGCTACCGTTTGACACACGTCATGCGCAAGACCAAGAACGAGATTATTAAGCTCCAGCAAGCAGGCTTTT